TGTGCAAAGGTGTGTGACGAAATCGTGGCCCGTTACAGACACGCAGACGATGCTCCTGAGATGGTTGCCGCCAACTGGTGCGCCGACGGCGTGCGCGCAAGAGGCAGTGTTTAAGTTACTACTGGCTTTGTTGATGCTACCAACATCAGTAATGGCCGTGCCGTACAGCAAGCAGGCAAAATGCTTGGCTGACAATCTGCACTACGAAGCACGTGGCGAAAGTCTGGCGGGTATCAGGGCGGTAGCTAACGTAGTCTTAAACCGAGTCGCAAGTAAGCGCTGGCCGAATTCTATCTGCAAAGTTGTGTATCAAAGCAAACAGTTTAGCTGGGCTAACGATTACAGAGCGCGGAACCCAAAGCTGGTGGCGTACACACAGAAAGTGCAACGAGTCGTGGCAAGGGCGATAGCGGGTCGATTGAAGGACAACACGAGAAAGTCAACGCACTACCACACAATAGCTGTTTACCCGCAGTGGGCGGGCAGGTTGGAAATGACTGAAGTAATTGGGTTTCACGTTTTTTATAAATATCACAGGAGAAAGAAATGACTTGCAACGACTGCGAACGATATAAACTGAGCGCGTCCATGTGGCGTGCCGAAGCATACAAACACGCGGGTACGCCCTTACCGTGGGAGCCCGAAGAACTGCTACGCAAAGAGTATGAGCGTGGGTATGCAGACGCTATGAAGCCGCAGACCCCCGTACCCCCAAAGGAGAAGAACACATGACCAAAATAAACAAAGGGTTGATGACTAGTACCACCGACTTATGGGAAACCCCCCAAGCGTTCTTTGATGAGTACGACAAACTGTTCGGGCCTTTCACCCTAGACGTGTGCGCTACACCTAAAAATGCAAAGTGCCCCGACTACTTCACAAAAGAAGATGACGGTTTGAGCCAGCATTGGGTTGGTAAGTGTTGGATGAACCCGCCATACGGCAGAGAGATCGGTAAGTGGATGAAGAAGGCTAAGGAGTCTGCTGGCAGTGGCACGGTAGTCGTTTGCCTTGTCCCCGCACGAACCGATACTAGGTGGTGGCACGACTACGCCATACACGGCGATGTGACTTTCATAAAAGGGCGTTTAAAGTTTGGGGGGCACAAGAACAGCGCCCCATTTCCATCTGCCCTAGTGGTGTTTAAATAAGGAGAAGAACACATGATTGACGTATATAGACTCGGATTGACGCTAATTGCGGTTATGATTATTTCAGCCACCACAGGGTTCCTGTGGGCCTTGGCTACACACTAAAGGGTTTATATGAGCGGACACCGCCGCGAGCTAAACGTAACACCCGCTGCTAGGGAGTCAGCACACCGCAAGATCACCCTCACGTTGGGTGTGTCGGGAGCGGGTGATGAGCAGGTGAACGTCCTCCTTACCGCATTGGCGCACGTTGCCATGCGCGAAAATTTAGAGATGGCGAGCGTCATATGCGCTTTGACCTCTATATACCTTGAGTTCGAAGATATGTACTGCGATGAGGACGACGACGATGACTGAAACAGAACGCGAGCTTGATTTTTTGGTAGCGGAATTAAGGGAAGAAAACGGCATCTTGCGACGAGCCTTAATGAGCGTCCTTGCGCTACCCACCCCACACAAACCGGAGACCCCCCATGACGACAAAGATTCTTACTGACGCCTTATACCGTGGCGCCGATGATATACAGCACGGCGGTTCGCACTACACAGAGATGGCGGTACAGCCGTGGGCTGTAATGGAAGCGGTGCTGACGCACGACGAATTCGTTGGGTTCCTAAAGGGCAACATCATCAAGTACAGCCTGCGCGCCGGACGTAAGGCAGGCACAGACGATGCAGGCAAGACCAAACACTACATGCAAAAGTTAGAAGAGGTTCAGTCTATGTGGTGAAAATCTGCCCAACGCATGCAAGCCTTGTAGATGCGAACATGTTTTGGGGGTGCTACTTGTCCACATAGACAGTGATCTTTGCAAGTAGCTCCATTCTCCACACGGTGAGGGGGGCACCGAATCTACATATCCCCCCACCCCTAACAAAGGAGAACTCATGGCCGCAACACCCGAAGCCAAAGTAAAAGCGAAGATACACAAAGCGCTTAAAGACGCTGGCGCATACGCCGTAAACTACATCGGTGGTATGTACGCAGCAAACGGAACCCCAGATATACTCGCCTGCCTTGATGGCCGGTTCATTGGAATCGAGGCGAAAGCTGGCTACAACAAACCAACAGGTATCCAAGTACTCAGCCTGCGAAAGATTGATAAGGCTGGCGGCTTGGCCCTCGTTATTAACGAGAAGAACCTTGACTACCTGCACACGTGCCTCGCTGACATCCATAACGCTGTGCACAACTATCACCCTTACGAGAAGATTCTAGATGAAGCTAATAACGATTGACTTTGAGACGTACTACGACCGACAGTTTAGTCTCACCAAATTAACAACCGAAGAGTACGTACGCTCTTCCCAGTTCGAGACGATTGGGGTAGCGACACAGATTAACAACGAGCCGCCAGTATGGTTCCCCAAGCATGAAGTAGCCGCCCACCTTGCCAGTATTGATTGGTCTGATGCGATGGTCGTGGCGCAGAACACCGCGTTCGATGGGGCAATCATGGCGTGGCGTTACGGCATCAAGCCGATGGCATGGGCGGACACACTGGGTATGTCTCGCGCGTTGTACCCACATGAGCGGGCGCACTCACTAGCTAAACAGGCAGAGCGGTTTCGTATCGGGGTAAAAGGCGACGAGGTTCTGAACGCGCTGGGTAAACACTATGATGACTTCACTGCGAAGGAGCTGGCGAGGTACGGTTCCTACTGCTGCAATGATGTGTCGCTGACGTATGGCTTGTTCAACATCTACATGGAGATGGGGTTCCCCAAGAAGGAGCTAAAGCTCATCGACTTAACCCTGCGTATGTTTACAGAACCTGCGTTGGTGTTAGATAAGGAGCACTTGATAGACCACTACGATGACGTGCTGGCGCGCAAGGAATTGCTACTGGATAGTGTGCGTAGAATCCTGAAAGCGGATGAGGACGAGGACGTTAAGAAGTTGCTCATGTCCAACCCGAAGTTTGCAACACTGCTGGAGAACTACGGTGTAGAGCCGCCAATGAAAACCAGCCCGACCACAGGTAAGCAAACATACGCGTTCGCCAAGACAGACGAGGAGTTTCAGGCGTTGACGGAGCATGAGGATGACCGTATTCAGTCCCTTGTTGCGGCACGTTTAGGTAACAAGTCCACCATTGAGGAGACACGTACCAAGCGATTTATTGACATGGCTGACCGAGGCGCGTTCCCAGTTCCATTGCGGTACTACGGTGCGCACACCGGGCGGTGGTCGGGTCAGGATAAGATAAACCTGCAGAACCTGCCGAGCCGGGGGGCTAACGCGAAGAAGATTAAGCAGGCGATCAGAGCGCCCGAAGGCTATGTATTTATTGACTGCGACTCGGCTCAGATTGAAGCTCGTACCTTGGCGTGGCTAGCTGGCCAGACAGACTTGATTGAGGCGTTTACTAACAAGGAAGACGTGTACAAAATTATGGCGGAGGCAATCTACGACACTCCTCGGGAAAAGATAGATAAGCAGCAGCGTCAGGTAGGCAAGGTGGTTATTCTCGGTGCCGGTTTTGGCGTTGGGCATCACAAGCTACAGGCGTTCTTGAAGACGCAGGCGGGGGTTACGGTCGAGTTAGAAGAAGCCAAGCGCATGATTGATACATACCGCGCATCGAACTTTCGCATAAAAGAGTTATGGTACAAAGCGGACGAGGCGTTGGAGGCGCTACGCATGGGGCAGACGTTTCAGGTTGATGTACCGGGCGTTATTAATGCGGTGCCGGGCTCAGGACTGACGTTGCCTAGTGGGCTATTTGTCCAGTACCCGGGTCTAGCGAAGGCGTTTGACGAGGAGAAAGGACGCGACCAGTGGACGTATATGTCCAAGGGTATCAAGACGTACATATACGGCGGGAAAATCGTGGAAAACTTTACCCAAGCAGTAGCCCGTTGCGTAGTGGCCGAGCAGATGCTGCGTGTTGCTCAGCGGTATAAGGTGGCGTTAACCGTACACGACTCGGTGGGGGCGCTGGCTAAGCGCGAGGAGGAGGAAGAAGCGAAGGCGCACATTGAGACGTGCATGTCGTGGCAGCCAAGCTGGGCCAAAGGATTACCCCTTGGGTGTGAATCAGATGTAGGGGATAGCTATGGCGGATAGCGTTATACTATAAAACTCAAAGAACTACAGGTTGTTTCTATGGCACTCGTGCACTCGTATTCCTCAATTAAAGATTTTGAGGGCTGCCCTCGCAGGTTTCATACGGTTCGGATTCTCAAACAGTTTAAATCGAAAGACACTGACGCTACGCTGTACGGTACTGCCGTACACAAAGCACTCGAGGACTACGTGCAGGACGGGGTAGCGATACCCCCCAAGTTCGCACAGTTCCAAAAGTTTGCCGAGCCGCTGGCTCATATGGAAGGAATCGTGTACTGCGAACGCAAGATGGCTATTACCGCTAACTTTCGCCCCACAGACTTCTTTGCGGCTGATGCGTGGTTCCGAGGTGTCCCAGACTACCTGTTGGTAGATGATGCTAAGGAGACCGCTTTTGTTGTGGATTACAAGACCGGGAAGTCAAGCAAGTATGCAGACAAGGGGCAGTTGGAGTTGATGGCGGCCATGACGTTTGTGCACCACCCGGAAGTCCAAGTTGTCAAGGGGGCACTGCTGTTTCTGGTAGTTGGCGATGTCATTAAAGCCAAGTACACTAGGGCAGAACTACCTGAGATTCTGTCAAAGTGGGCAGGCAGAGCGGACGGTATCAACGCAGCATTGACGCACGGGGTATGGAATCCTCGCGCTTCCGCGCTGTGCAGATTTTGCCCAGTTGAATCTTGTGAAAACCATGGCTAATGCTAAAAGAGATTACCGTGCCGAGTACGACAAGTACCAAGGCACCCCGGACCAGAAGAAGAATCGCGCCAAGCGAAACTCTGCCCGCAGTCAGTTGATGAAGAAAGGCCGAGTCTCCAAGGGAGACGGCATGGACGTAGACCATAAGAAGCCGTTGTCAAAGGGCGGTTCAACCGCCGCGAGTAACCTACGCGCTGTAAGTAAGAATGTCAATCGGAGTTTCCCCCGTACCAAAACAGGGGCGATTAAAACTAAAAAATCCTAACGCTGCGGCGATAGGTAGGGTAAGATTAGTTGTCGGCCTTCTCCGCCGACGGTTCTATCCTTGTTGGAATTTAGCCCGGAAGTTCGCTTCCGGGCCCTTTTTGTGTGTT